TATTATGGCTAAGAGTCCACCCAAGAAGAGTACGGTAAACGCGGCAGGCAATTACACGAAGCCCGAGCTGCGCAAAAGGATTGTAAGCCAAGTAAAAGCGGCAGCAACACAAGGGACTGCGGCTGGAAAATGGAGCGCGAGAAAAGCGCAACTTGTTGCTAAAAAATACAAAGACGCTGGCGGAGGTTATCGTGATTGATCAACAAATGATTGATGGGCACATGCTGGATTGCGCTATTCATGAGGAAGGCCCTTGCACTTGTGGTACTGAAGAAGAGCTTGAGGCCATAGCGCGTGAAGAGGCGGGTGAATAGTTTAGATGAAAGCACCTCAGAAATCTCTCAAAGACTGGGGAGATCAAAAATGGCAGACCAAGTCCGGCAAGCCCTCTAGCAAGACGGGTGAGCGGTATTTGCCAAAAGCCGCAATTGAAAGCCTTACCGCTGCGGAGTACGCCGCAACGACAAAGGCGAAGCGGGCGGGTAAGAAGGCCGGAAAGCAGTTCGTAGCGCAACCCAAAAAGATCGCAAAGAAAACAGCGAGATTTAGGTAATGGAAATCAAGACTTCCGTTAAATCTGGAAATTTCCGGCCTACAAAGTCGGGCGCAGGCATGACAGCGAAAGGCGTAAAGGCGTATCGTAATGCCAACCCCGGTAGCAAATTGAAAACTGCCGTTACAACAGATAAGCCGTCCCCAGCAGAAGCGAAAAGAAGAAAGTCGTACTGTGCGCGTTCTGCTGGGCAGATGGCGCAGTTTCCAAAAGCAGCAAAAGACCCTAATAGTCGTTTACGACAAGCGCGTAAACGGTGGAAGTGCTAACAACCAAACGGTGACTAACATGGCTGGACGTGGAATGGGTATTGCCACTCAAGGTGGCGGAGCAGTAAGTTCGGGTCTTAGAAACAAAATAGAAAGCACCCCTGCAGCCAAATCAACGGGCATCCCGATGATGGCCAAAGGCGGCGCGGTTAATCAGCACAAGCGCATGGCGATGGGCGAAACGCTTATGGCTAAAGGCGGAATGGCCAAGAAAACTAAGAAGATGCGCAAGGGTGGCTGTGCTTAATGGCGACTTCGGGGACGACTGACTTTACGCTGTCCATCGACGATCTCGTCGAGGAGGCGTTCGAGCGCTGCGGAATGAGGATGACCAATGGTTATCAGCTCTCCAGCGCCCGCAGGTCTCTCAACCTGTTGTTCCTCGATTGGGCGAACCGTGGGTTAAACTTGTGGACCATTGAGCAGGCGACTTACGCCGTTGTGCAAGGGTCCGTTCAACTGACGTTGGCGGCTGACACCATCAACGTGTTGTCAGCCGTTATCCGTGTCACCACGGGCGGCCAGCAGCAAGACATCTCGATGGATCGCATTAGCCGGGAGGAGTATCTGAACCTTCCCAACAAGCTCACGCAGGCGCGACCCGCGCAGTACTACGTGCAGCGAGCGAATCCCACACTGGTTTTCCTGTACCCGGCATCAGACCAATCGTATTCGTTTGTCTACTACCGTATTCGACGTATTCAAGACGCCGGGGATTACACCAATACCTCCGACGTTAACTACCGATTCCTCCCGTGTCTGGCCTCTGGCCTCGCGTACATGTTGGCGTTAAAATACACGCCTGAGCGTATGGCGGCCTTAAAGCAAATCTACGAAGAAGATTTCCAAAGGGCAGCGTTAGAAGACCGGGATACAGCAAGCGTCCACTTCGTTCCTGATTTCGGGAGATGAGATGGCATTTGCAACGGGCAAGTTTTCGTTTGGCCTGTGCGATACTTGCGGTCAGCGGTATCCCTACAATGTCCTGCGCAAAAACTGGCGCGGCTTCATGGTGTGTCCCGACGACTATGAGCCCAAAGAGCCCCAGTTATTTCCGCTGAAGTACCGAGGGGACGCAATTGCACTGCGTGATCCACGCCCGGATAGGATTGAGCCGGTAGTAGTGTTTGTTGGGTTGCCCGGATATTCAGCATTCCAGAGTATTGGAAGCGCTTCAGACACGAATAATATGCAGCCATTCCCAACGCAGCGTCCTGTCGAGGGTGTGGGTAGTGTTGGGACAGTAACTATAGTGATCACACCATGACCTACGACGAGCTAGTTACTAACATACGCAACTACACTGAAGTGGGAAGCAACGTCTTCTCCGCTTCAGTGATAAACACCTTTATTGAAATGGCGGAGAAGCGAATTCTTCGGGACATCGACCTTGATGTTTTCAAGGTGGAGTCTACCGGCACACTGACCGCCTCTAACAAATTCTTGACGGCTCCATCCAATATCCTGACGCACCGTTACCTGATGATCACCGTGAGCGGGGAGCAGGTGTTTTTGGACTTTCGCGATACGTCTTTCATGAAAGAGTATTGGCCGGATGCCGCTGCAACAGGGGTCCCCAAATACTATTCCGTCTGGAATCAGACCACTTTCTATCTGGCCCCTACGCCTAATAGTAACTATGCGGCGGAGATAGGGTACATCTATAGCCCGACGCAACTGTCTTCGGCTAATCCCACCACGTGGGTGAGCCTGAACGCACCAGAGGCGTTGCTGTATGCGTGTCTGATTCAGGCGTATAGTTACACCAAAGGTCCGGCTGAGATGTTAAAATATTTCACTGACAGTTATCTGCAGGCCGTACAAGGCTTGGGTATCGAACAACAGGGTCGTCGCCGTCGCGACGAGTACAGAGATGGGATGATCAGAATCCCCGTTAAATCGGAGTCACCCGGCCCATGATCAGTAGCGTAGGCAGTGCGGTATTAGGCGACATCAAAGCAAGGATGGTTTCTGGGCGTGGATTTACCCCGGAAGAAGTTGCGGATATGGCGTTAGATCAAATTATTTATATTGGTGTGTCGGCTAACCCAATACTCCGTGATCAAGCGGAGGCGTACAAAGAACAGCTTCGTGCGGTGTTGGTGAGATACATGAAGCAGGCAGTCGCGTCGCACAACACCACGTTGATGAACCGCTTTAATAACGCGGGACACCCCGAACTTGTAAAATTACTGGAGATCTAACATGCCTATTTCAATTACTACCGCAATGCCCACCAGCTTTAAAGTTGAACTGTTCAAGGGTGTGCACAACTTCACAGCGTCCACTGGCAATACTTTTAAGATTGCCCTGCTTAAGGCGGCTGCTGCAGGCTCTGGTACCTTTGGTGCGGCGACAACAAGCTACACCAACTTGAGCACTGACGAGCTAGGAAACGGCAGCGGCTACACCACGGGCGGCAATACGTTGGTATCCGTCACCCCAGTGGCAGACGGCACCACAGCTATTTGTGACTTTTCGGATACTACGTGGACCTCGGCTACCTTCACTACCTCTGGCGCGTTGATTTACAACGATACCGCTGCAGGCGACCCAGCATGCGCAGTCTTGAGCTTTGGCGGTGACCAGCAGGTGAGTTCCGGTGATTTTCAAATTCAATTCCCTGTTGCTGCAGCGGCTACGGCAATTATTCGGATTGCGTGAGGTAACTCGTGAGCGCCACTACCTACACTAAAGGTTTTGGTGAAGGCGCTTGGGGCTACAATGGCTTTGGCGGGATAGCCCCTGCTTACGAAGTTGACGGCGTTGTCGGTACTGGGGCAGTTGGAACCGTAGCACTGCAGATAGACTCCTCCGTCACCCTTACAGGTGTCCAAGGAGTGGGTGAGATCGGCGGGTTCGTCGTTCAAGTAAACGATATTGTCATCCCCGTTGGTATTCAGGGCGTCGGCGCAGTAGGAGGGGTTACTACCTCCGTAGGCAAGGTTATTTCTGTCTCGGGTGTTGTCGGCACCGGAGCTGTTGGCAGTGTTGCGATAGCGTTAAACAAGACGGTAGCAGTCACGGGCGTTGGTGGGACCGGCGCTGTTGACAGTGTTACCTTCCTCATAGACAGCAATGTCACGCCTGTTGGGGTAGTAGGCGCGGGGGCCATTGGCACTGTAGTATTGTCCTATGACGCAGCGGTTGTAGTTACAGGTGTCGGGGCCACAGGCGCTGTTAGTAATGTCGCGATATCAATAGACGATACCGTGGTCGTTACCGGGGTAGGGGCCACAGGCGCTGTTGGCACTATCGCGGTTAAGATCAGCGACACAGGCCGCCCGACAGGTGTTGTGGGCACAGGCGCAGTAGGAACAGTTAGAATAATTGGATGGACAGTGGTCCCTGATACACAGACTCCAAACTGGACAGGTGTAAACGATAGTCAGACCCCGAATTGGGTTGAAGTAAACATAGCAGCTTGAGGATTACGAGATGGCGACATACGTTAATGATCTGCGTCTTAAAGAGATCACCACAGGCGATGAGTCAGGCACATGGGGCACCAGCACCAACACCAACCTGTCTCTGGTCGCTGATGCGTTTAGCCTTGGCACCAAGCAGATGGCCGCTGACGCCAACGAAACCTTCACGATGCCGGATGCAACGGCGGACGGTACGCGCTCGCTGTACCTGAAGATCACCTCTGCAGTGTCCTTGAGTGTAACGCGTACCGTGACACTTGGACCGAACACGGTATCCAAGGTCTGGATCATTGAGAACGCCACGACTGGCAGTCAGTCGATTGCGATTGCTCAGGGCTCAGGTGCTACGGTGACCATTGCCACCGGCACAAAAGCGATGATAGTCACTGACGGCGCGGGCGGCGGTGCGGCGGTGTTTAACGCCAACCCCACGGCGGCTACAAGCGGCACGGTCACCTCGGTTGGCGGCACGGGTACGGTCAACGGCATTACACTGACTGGTACGGTAACAAGCTCTGGCAGCCTGACGCTCGGTGGTACGTTAAGCGGAGTCAATCTGACCTCGCAGGTGACGGGCACTCTCCCGGAAGCAAACGGCGGCACAGGCATAACCTCGTTGGGTGCTGGCGTGGCTACGTTCCTTGGAACGCCGTCGAGCGCAAACCTGCTGGCGGCAGTCACCGATGAAACGGGCACAGGCTCCTTGGTATTTGCTAGCAGCCCAACGCTAACGTCACCTGCTATTGGTACGTCGATCAAGGACACAAACGCTAACACCCTAGTTGCCGTTACAGCTACAGGTTCTGCAGTAAACAACTTTACGATAGCTAACGCCGCCACTTCTGCTAACCCAGTCCTTTCAGCTACAGGCAGCGATACCAACATTGGCATAAGCCTTACGCCTAAAGGCACTGGCGAAGTTTTAGCAACGTCCAGTTATTTGACCGGCGTATTTTCGGACAAGGTAACGGCTATTGGTATACAGGCACATCGCAAACAATTGCTTGTACAAGCGGCACTGTGTACACGGCAACGCTTAATGGCGACTGTACGTTCACCTTATCTGCAGCTAACAGCGTCGCTTCTCGCGGCACGTCGTTTACCCTTATCCTTACCAATGACGCCACTCCTAGTCGCACAGTGACGCTCGCAGGGGCTACGTTTAAATACGCAGGGGGTTCGATAGCTCGCACCACTACTGCTAACGCGGTAGACATATGGTTCTTTTTTAGCCCCGACGGTGGAACAACTTTTTTTGTATCCATACCAATGAAGAATGTATCTTAGTTAAACACAGGAGATAGTCATGGCCCTTACTGAAGACCAACAAGCACAGATGGACGCACAATCGGCACAACGCGCTGTACAAGCGGCTGAAAGCGCGAAGCACCGTAAAATGGAAGCTATCCGCATAGCCCAGAGTTTACTAGTTGAGAACCGTCGGCTGAAGACAGCGTCTGACGCAGTGGACCTTTCTGCTAGTGCAGTAACAGCGATGGCTGCGGAAATTCTTACCTACGTAGAAGGCTAAACATGCAGCATGTCGTAACCCCATACTCACGGAAGATAGAGCCTTTTGCATGGTGGGAAAACGCCTTTACAGAAGCAGAACTTAATTACCTGCGGCAGATAACAAGCGCAGGGGATCAGGTAGCCAAGGTCGGGGGTAAGGATAAAGGCGGGGCCAATCCCGATGTTCGCCGGTCTAAAGTAGGCTGGATGGCATGTGCCCCAGAATCACAATGGGTATTTGATAGATTATCCCATGTGATCTCGTCACTGAACGCTCAGTTTTATGGGTTTGACCTGACAGTTTTTGGGGAGGCTATTCAGCTAACTAACTATCTGGCAGAAGAAGAAGGCATGTACGGATGGCATCAAGACTTTGGTGGAATGCTCAGTCGGAAGCTATCCCTCGTCATGCAGTTATCTGACCCAGAAGAGTACGAGGGTGGAGAGCTTCAGATCATGGTTGGTGGGGACAAACCCATTAGCATAAATAAACAGAAGGGGCTGGTTGTGGTGTTCCCGTCTTGGGCTGTACATCAGGTAACGCCCGTCACTAAGGGGCTACGCCAATCTCTTGTCGCTTGGGTTTCAGGACCAAATTTCCGATGAACGTAGACTCACAAGATTACATCAACGTCTATTCAGACGTGTTGCCGGAAGGACTATGCGCCCACCTCATTAACGAGTTTAGGCACTTTAAGTCTAACGGCATTGGGGTTAACCGGCAGAATGGCGAAGGTGCGCCGCCCCACATAAAGAACGATTATCAAATCTTGTATGATAGCCGCGAAATGCACATGTCTAGGTTTCAAGACAAGTTCCCCATTGATCTTTTCTGGGATGGGTTGCAAAATTGCTATAACCAGTACGCCAATCAGTTTTCAATGTTACGAAACAGCGGGGAGATATTTTCTAACACCGCAAAGTTTCAGGAAACGTCAGACGGCGGCGGGTATCACGTATGGCATTGTGAGCAAGGGCGCAAAGAGCACAGCAATAGGGTGCTGGCCTATATGCTGTATTTAAATACTTTGCCCGAAGATGCTAATGGAGAGACAGAGTTCTTGTACCAGAAGCGCAGGGTGACCCCAAAAGAAAACACGATTGTGATTTGGCCTGCTGCGTTTACCCATCCCCATCGAGGTAACCCAGTGTACGGCAGCACAAGCAAGTATATTATTACAGGTTGGTTTTGTTATAAAAATTGAGGTGTATGTATGCCCATAGGAACTTCTAAAAGCGGTGTACTCGGCGGTGGCGGCGTTCCCGGAGGCAGCACAACATTTAATACATCCGGTACGTTCACTACTCCCCCCGGAGTGTTGGTTGTATCTGCGACGGGTAAAGGTGCTACGGGTAATGCAGGCGCTTCTGGGAACGGCTATAGTTCACCTTCCAGAGGGGGTGCTGGCGGGACCGGTGGTTCTGCGAGCGTTGCATATTATCTTAATCCCGGCTACCCACCTTACTTTTGCCCGTGTTATGGCCCGCAGCCCGGTTCGCCACCGTTTTATAGTAGCCTTGCCGCTAACGGGGGGGCCGGAGGGACGGGGGGAAGTGGTAACGGCCCCGGTAACCCCGGTACTCCGGGTAATACGGGTGTTGCTGGGAATACAGGTTCTAGTTCTACTGCGTTAGGGTATA